TTGATCGTGTGAACGAACGTGTCGCCACTCGTGGTAATCCCAGTGTTCATCAGGTGCTCTGTTGGCAACCTCTTGGTCAACCCCTCAACTATTGACGGGTAAGCATTCTCCTGAGCCTCACATTGAGTGGGGAATCTCAGAGAGTCGGGTTGCTGTGAAACCCCATTGATGAGGTTCGGGATGGTCTTGGAAACGAGCATCAGCCGCTTCCCAACTTGTCAATCACACTGCTGCGGTCGATGATCCGGGCAACATCCCAGTTATCAAACACACTGTAGTCTGCGGTCTCCATCTCGTAATCCCGTAGAGAGAACAGAGCACCCTGCTCATCAGAGCGAGAGAATGCGGAGAGCGTCTCAGATCCCACCAGACGATCTTGGTAGATCCTGGCGGCTCTGATCATAATGTACCTGCGAGCACTCTCGGGGAGTTGTCCCCAGTCCAGCATGTAGGTGACGGTGTACTTCTTGGTGGCCGTGAAGGTGTAGGTACGATCCTTGCGGTTGTAGAGTTGGGAACCCCGGACCACGACATCGTAGTTTGAGTCAATGTTATCACCCTCAAGATCCACACGAGCAACCCCGTCACTCAGTTCAACTTGGTTCTCTGAGTTGGGAGCCAAAGGGACATCCTTCTCAGTGTTGAAGTGCCAGCCAGCACTCTGTACATCACGGGAGACTTCATCGAGGATGTTCTGGGCGAGCCGTACATCTGCGGTAAGGGAGCCAGATAAAGAGTTCACGGGAGCTTCTCCCACGTTACTCAGCATCGTGTTGATAGCTTCCAACTTTGTGGTGAGTGCGAGGGCCATCTATAGGCTCCTATGAAAGAGAAATAGGGCTGGCCTCCTTTCGGAGACCAACCCGTTTAGTTTTTGTTGACCATTAAGTCAATCAGGCGGACTTGATACCCACGCATGCTTGGCAGCGGAGGTAGTTATGTCCCATAGCATACCGCGCGCACATCAGGGTTCCCTGTCGGTTCACCATGTAGTCACTCTCAACTGCGAGGTCCATGAGCTTGACTGTACCAACACCAGAGCGGTGGAAGACCACACCCTGATAGTTTTGGAAGTCAACGCCCGAGTAACCTTCATCAGCGATGGCACCAGAAACACCAGCATCAACGAACGGATCGTTGCGGGTGTCATCGTCACCGAGAGCACCTGTCGCAGTGGTTTCGTCAGCAGTCGGGATATGCGTGCTCATAAAGCAAGTAACACCCGCGACCTGCATGGCCTGTTGACCACCCTGAAGGATCGAAGCACCTTGGCCGTAATCCTTGTTGAGCAGAGCAGCAGCCGTGTCAGTACCACCAGCAGACTTGAGGACTGTGTAGAACGCCGTTGGAGTCAAAACACACCAGCGATCAGTAGCCGGGACATCGTTATCGTCCAGGTATTTCGCGGCATCAATGATCGAATCAACGATGTTGTCACCAGTCGTTCCACCAGTGATCGTGCCACCAGTGTAGGCATTCCCAAGAACATCAGCCTGATCGAGCGAACCGGCGAGGATCGAGCGAATGATCGCTTTATCTGCGTGGTTAGCAAGAGCAAACCCGAGTTCACGGGAATAAATCGAACGAACATCATAGTGGTTCATTGCTTCGTCGATATTACCAATGAAGGTGTGTGCCACCAACAGGTTGTCGATATTGATCACACGCTCTGCGTGGTCAATTGACGAACCTACGAGTTCCTCACCCGGCAGGTGATATGCGGCAGTCGCAACACCCGTCAGGGGGAACTGTGCGCTTTTACCGCTCGTAATTGTACGAACGGTGTGAAGAGGCATCATAAGATTGCGCTCTTCAAACGCGGAAAGAACTTCACCACTGAAGGTCTTGAGGAACAGCTCGAAATTGTCCGAACCTCCCTGAGCAAGACCCAGCCGTGAAGCAGTATATGTATCTGCCATTTGAGGCTTTCCTTTCTAAAAGAGTTAAAGATACGTTGAAAACATCGACGTTATTCGATGGCTTCAGTTCCTAACCCGATCAGTCCGGTTGTCCCCCGCAGAGGGCCGCGTCAGTCAGTTGGTTGAATATCCATTTGAACGTCACCAGCAAACCACCCTTCAGGGAGGTCTACCTCGTTACCGGAAAGTTCCCATGAGGAACCATTCCAGAAATAGACATGACCCCGTATTCCAGGGCCAAGCCTTACCAGTCCATCACTTTCAGGGACGAATACGACTCTTGAACTTTCGCACCCGCTCAGCCCAAGCATCACGATAACGCTTAGGCACTTCAGGGGCATCATTTGCGAGAGTCGGTTCATTCGCCTTCTCCATGATGAGTTCTAGAAATACTTTAAAGATTGAAGAGAATGCAGCCATGATGGCAGCCCACATTCTCAGCTTACCTTCTTCTTCAGTGCAAGCCGTGCACCTGTGTATCCAAGAGCCACCAGAGCGGATGCAGCAATGCCAATAACCTTAGCAAGACTGCTATCTTCTGCGATAACTCCAGATGCCATGAGACCACCAATAACGGTGGCAGCAGCAGCAAGCCAGAACTCAGTAGTTTTAATTCCGGGTTTCATTGATCACCTCAAAGTTGAGATATTGCGAGACGATCCTGAATCTCTTGACGAAACGCAGGATCCTTAGAGTAACGTGGGTCACGCATCGCTTCAGATACTTGATTCCACGAACGAAACGGATTGCCACCCTTAGTGGATGGAGCAGTACCTTTAAGAAGACTGGGGTTGCTTCCAGTGGCTTGAGCGTAACGTGCAGCCAGACCACGAGCAGCCATCGTTGCAGCATTCATATCCCCGGAGTCCATAACCTGATCGTAGGAACCCACCTCTTCTTCTGAGAGGTTCTCTCTGGCCCACTCGATCATCTCACCATATTGCTCTTGTCCACCAACTTCATTGAAGATGGCTCCTTGAGCCTGAGTGATCAAAGCACGTTGGCCCTCCACATAAGCGCGGGCAATATCTTCGGGGATACCGTACTCGTTCTGGATCTCCTCATAAGACTCACCAGACAACTCACCAGTCTCAGCGAACTCTTGAGTGTATTCCGAAATACTTTCAACGGACATGCCCGTGGACCCGGAGAGAGATTCAGTGGACTCGGTAACAGATTCATCGGAGGGCGAGGTTCCCAGTTTGGATTCCAATTCGCCATAGGCGTTGGCAAGTGCTTCTGGAGATTCAAACTTCTCCGGCAACCACTCTGGTCGTTCCGATACCTGCTCTTGTGAATCACTCACCTCCTCGGTTGGTGCTTCTGGGCCTGTGACCCCCATCTCCATTTGTACTCGCTCAGCCATTCTTTACCATCTCCTTGGCTACGTCGGTTTCAGCCTTCTGAGAATCACGGAACTGTTGATCCGCTATGCCCATCACCTGTCCGCCGTATTGTTGAACCACAGCATCCTGCTGGGCTTGTTGCATTTCCATCATTAGTTCTTCTTCAGTCTTGATGAGACCCTGGGTGTCGATACCAAGAGCAGTTGCGCGTCGTTTGATGTATTCCCCGAGATGAACATACTGAGCAATCGCTTCTGGACCCACGGTTTGGGCCATCCCCTGTAGGAAGAAGTCGAGACGGTTGAGGTCACTACCCCGAGCCAACGCCTCGATACCTGTAATGATAGCAGGTGAGATGTATTTCTTCGGGAGTTTTGGAAGTTTCTTCTTCTTCTGAAGGTTCGCCATCATCCGGTTGACCAGCGGAAGTTGTAATTCCTGTGAGAGCAGGGAGAAAGCACCACCAAGTTGACGCTCAATCGACTGGGTAACGAGGCGGACTTCTTCGGCGGTTACTCGTTCGGCTTGCCGGATGGTCCCTTCAGTGAGGAGAAACGCATAAGCAAGGCGATCCGTAATGGTCTGAGCCGTACTCGCAGCAATCGAGAGGTCAGCACTCTTCTGACTCTGTAGCACTGTGACATCCTGAGCACTCCCTTCAACGATGGCCCCGTTGGGACTCTTCGCAAGTGTTCTCGCACGCGTGGTCCCGTTCGGTGAGACCATGAACAGGATCTTGGAAGCAGCCGCAGCACCTTCCACAATCGCTTGGGTCAACCCCTCTAATGAGCGGAGATCCCCCAAGTATTGCTCTACATATCCTCTTCCGTAGTTCTCACCCTCCACCTTGTACATCCTGAGCGGGAGGAAGGGTAACTTGTCATCTGCGTATGTACCGCGAGAACCTGGAATTTCAGCGTCACCGACTTCTTGGTGGACCTCCCACTTCGAGTCATTTCGTTTATGTATGCAAGTGTATAGGTCTACCGATCCATCGGTGTTTGGTGAGATGGCTCCAACAGCACCCTTGATTTCTTCAGGCAGGGCGAGTGGGGAGACACTTTCTTTCGTAACAATCTTTAGGGGGTTCCCCATCGGGTCGCGTTCAACGCAGTACCTCGCAAGGGGGAAGACCCGCACCCCACCATCTGAGGGGAAGTGCATCAAACAGTTACCTGAGATGATGAGATGCTTGAGGGCTTCAAAGAGGGAGACGCGAACATTGTTCGTCTCAACCTCTTTCATCACGGCCTTCTCGATATCAGCGAGTGACCGCTCAATTTCAGTTTTTACGTCTGGGATTCCCTCGACCTGCCGGAGAGCTTGATCGTCTAGGACCAGCCGGAAGAATGGAGCGTTCGGTGGGAGGAGACTGAGGAGGAGACTGGAGGCGAGGTTATTCACCCCGCGTGCGCCCACCCCCTGGAAAGGGCAAACAAATTTTTTGTTTGAACTGTGTCCCTCATCTGGGATCACCGTAGGAAGAGTCAACCGAGAACAGTCTCTCCCACGTTCTAAGAAGGAGAACCGTTGGGTCTCCAGCTTTGTATAGAGACCCCGTGCACTATCCATCAATATGCTCCACCAACACCTGAGCCAGAACCGACATTATCAAACCCAATCTTCAACCCCGAAACACCTTGCCGTCGTTTCCTCAATGCGGTTCCGGTACGCCTTGCTTTACCACTAC